CTCTAATTGCAACTGGTTCATTACACAGTTGACATGGTACGAAGGCAGACATGAGATCGACCCATTCACCATTGATCTTAATTCCGATGTTACCCATTACACTCTCACTTCCTGTGGATGCCACTTGCCATCGCTACCCATGCGATACCATGCTGGCGGACAATCAGATTTAACTCCACCTGCATTCATTTGGTTGCATTGGAAACCGCCCCATGCACGACCATTCTTCTCACCCTCACGCCATCGCATGTGTCCATGCTTGCATTGCGGTGATTCCTGTGCTTCTGGAGTACCAAGAATGTCTTGCACTAGATCAAGTGCCTTCTCTAGGGTAACAGGTGCATCCACTACGCCCTTATACTGCCCAACAGGTGTAGTCCAGTAATCCTGATCATCTGCCTTGACCTCTTGCACCGGTGGCTTAACTGGTTTAGCAGCTACAACCTTGGTCATTTCTTCTCGGCTTGGTCGCTTTCCTTTAGGCGCATAACCCGCATTCGCAAGAGCTCTGCCAATCGCAGAAGTCTCGCAATTCTCCAGTGCTGAAGTTTGATTAACGCCTCGAGCACTAACTGTTTCCTCCGCGTATCCTGTTGCCCACGCAACAGCATCCGAAGCGTCTTTGAATAAATAAGCTTTAACAATATATCGAGTAGCCTCGACCACTTCCAACTCAGTAGAAATGCGGAACGCTGGATAATCTTTAATAAACTTCTCAAGTCTCACCTCTACTGGTTCGTAATCGGCTAAATTAAACATATAGTTCATCCTCTTCAGTTGCTAGTTGCCCGGCAAGTGCGCCGTATGAGCAGAGATCAACCCAGTTGTCGATGTGCTGGGCTGATTGATTAGTCCGCGCAAGTTTAACCAAGACCATGATCCCTGCCACCTGATAATCGTGTATTGGTGTTTGTAGGTATGCTGAGAGCAGCATTGCTGTGTGTTGCAGGTTATCCGCAGGATGACCGTATGAGAGCCCACGGTCACGGATCGTGTCTGTGGCTGTAAGTAGGATTTCATTTGCTTTCATTCTTCCCAAAACTCCTGACGGCTCAAGGCTCTGCCTCGATGCCAGCCTTCTCTTAATCCTCTTTCGTGTCCCACTCTGTATGCATCAATAGCGATAATGATTGTGCTAATGATGATGCCGATAATACAGATAAACAGCAGCTTGTCTGTGTTGCTCATTTCTTAATCATCTCCAAGATTTCAGCTGGTAATTCGACTGGATCAATATCATTGACCACTTGATACATCTTGCCATTAGGATGGATCGATGGTGCAGCTGCTACATAACCCTTGTACTTGACATCAATGCCAGTCTCAAGAGTACCGCGAACGCTGAGATTGTTTGGTGCTTTGTAGTAGTAATGAAATCCATCACCGGTGCTGACTGTGTAAGTCTCGCCCATCTCCTCGATGTACTGACCACCATTTCTGAAATCAACATCCAGAACGATTAGCCCTGAAGTGATGCAGGCGATGCCAATGTTTGCTTTTGGATCGACATCGAACCAGAAATCGATGAGCTTTGTATCTGTAGTTGCTCCAAGATAAGCACCCTTGACCAGGTCAAAGTGTGGGTCTTTCATCTTTGGCTTTAGTGGCATAACTGCCCAACCTTTAGCAGCATAATCTAATGCTGCCTGTCGTGAATCGATAGTAATCATTTTGCTCCCTTTCCAGCAATATCTTTGCTGTTGGGATTAGTGTGACATAGCCTTACGACTTATTTGGTAAATTTTGATAACGACTTGGTAACGATTATCGAGCGCGACCGTAGGACTTTCCAGCCACGATGAATGTGCCATCCTTCTCGATGTTGATTAAATCCACCTGAACTTTAGATCCATTGACATAGATGATGGCGAATGCCTGTTGCCAGTTAGCAACACCTTTAGTGTATGCAGCTTGCTTAAAGTCCATAAGATTGCCTACCTCAACACCATGCAGGACACGCCCTATACGCCCTCCAGAAGCCTCTGAGAAGGCTGATCTGCCTGCCCTGTGAGTATGTCCTGAGATGACATTCTTTCCATGCCTACGAGCCGCTTCAAGGGCTGATAAGCCCCCCTGTGGCTTGATGGGTGAATGGTCTCCATGGACTGCAATCCAGTTAGGCGCAATAGGCATTGGGTTCTTGTGGAAGGTAATGCCAAGTTCATCGAACTTCATAAACTTCTCAAAGCGAAGCTCTGGCAAAGCCCCGAACGCTGGCACTTTAGCCATGATTATGTTATATAGGCGATCTGTGTGATTGCTACGGATGCAGTCAGTTACACCCAACTCCCAGAGTAGATCCACAGCTTCATTGCGGTCATCGTCTAGGGTCTGGGCATAAGAGCCCATGCGACCTTCTTCCCACTTAGATATCTGTGGTAGGTCGATTTCATCGCCAATGGTCACTACTTGGTCTGGCTTGAACTTCTTGATGAAACTAGCAAGGTTACGGGTTGCAACCCTGTCATGGTATGGGACTTGTAAGTCCGAGACTACGACAATTCGCTTAATCGTCATCCTCATCTTCGTAATCGCCGAACTTTTCTGGCTCGACTGGAGTAGGCAAGATCCAATGCGGATAGGCTTGAGGCTCAACGATGATTGCTAAAGATAGTTCAACATCAAAGCCTGCTCTACGCAAAGCCCGATACATCTCCTGCAAGCTGATAGCCCAAGCATCGAGTGCGCTGTAGGTATCTAAATCGATAACCTTCTTCTTTGCCATGAGATAATTGTTACCTCTCTAGGAGTTGAATTACAGTTTCGACACGCGCTTCAAGTCTAGTGATTCGATCATTCATCGAGCTTCCGCCATTTGGTTTCAGCTCTGCTAGGTAGTGCTTTACTAACCATCTGACTGAGCCAATAAATGAACCAATAACGGTCGTAGCAGCAACAGCAAGCGCCGCTATGTCCATCACACTCATTACCTTTTTGGTGTTGCATACCCGAATACGCCTGAAAGAACTGCGAATAGGATTGCTCGGTAGTCGATGTCAAAGTTAGTGGCTGACCATGCAGCAAGGAATGCACCTGCTGCTAAGACGATTGGATTCTTCATTATTCTCCTAGTTTGGCGAGTTCTTCTTGATGGATCTTGATTGCATTGTCAAGGATTGCTAGAGCATCGTCAGCAGCTTTGATTGCTTCTGCGTTGTCTCCTGCTACTTGCTTGTTGATTGAGTGCTGATATGCCTCAGATGCGAACTGCGCGATGCGCTGCTCGAGGATTGACTTCTTCTGATCGTTGCTGAGTAGTGCTGAGTAATCCATTATGCCGCTCCTAGTGTTGTGATTGTGCCTGATGAGCCTCTGTATTTCAGAGCCCCTGATTCTACATAAAGAATACCGCCGCCTGATGGATTTGATGTTGGCACTGTAGTTGCATTGGCAATTCCAATTACCACTTGACCACCACCATAAGAACCAGTTGCAGAACCCATTTGAATGTTTCTGTTAGCGCCCAAAGTCATACAAGTTAAACCACCACCACCAATAATGTTTCCATTGCCACCTGAAAGGCTTAATGATGCAGATGTAGTAATAGCACCTGATGTCGCAAATGCTCCGTTAGCATCAATGCTTGCCAGCACCGTACCTGCACTATTTTGCCACTGTTGGAGATTGGCAGTTTGAGATGCTGCGCCTTTGACAACTACGCCAACTGTTGCAGCCGTTCTTGCATAAATTGAGGCTTGTCCGAGAGTTGCAGTGTTGAGTGCAGTAAATCCAGCTGCACTTATGCCTGAAACTATTTGACCATTTGTATTAAATCCAGCAAGAACGTTAGCACCTGAGTCGGTGACTTGCAGCAAGTCTCCAGTTTGACCTGAGGCTGCTCTGCCTCGAAATGTTGGAAGTCCAGTATTAACGACAGTCACATTAACAAAAGCAGTATCTAAATAACCGACTGAGTTTATTTTTGCAAGCACAACTCCTGCACTACTCTGCCACTGTTGTAAATCGGCAGTCTGAGATGCAATACCACGAGCAGTTATTGGAACCCAGTTAGTTGCCAATGATTCTACAAATACAGTGGTATTGATTAATGCACCAACAAAACTAGAAGAAGTGAAATTATTTCTAGCACCAAGTGAAAAAAAACTACCATTGGCATCTACGCGACGAATAACAAAACCATCGTTTCTCTGCCACTGTTGTAGATCGGCAGTCTGAGATAAGGTGCCTTGCACAATTAAATCAACGGTAGTTGTACCTGCTGCGTTCATAATGTTCTGAGCAGTAAATGTATTGACCGCACCTAGTAATGGAATTGTTGTCCATTGTGTGTTGTAGTCAGTTGAGTCGATTTTGGTCAGAGCTTGACCAGCAGTACCGCCAACGACTACGCCTGCGCCTGTGTCACCCTTATCGCCTTTGTTGCCTGTATCGCCTTTAAGACCCTGAGCACCACCTGGACCTGTTGGACCTGCTGGACCTTGAATACCTTGAGGTCCCTGAGGACCGACATTGCCCTGTGGTCCTTGTGGACCTGTTGGACCTTCTGGACCACCTGATGGACCTGCTGGACCTTGTGCACCGCGAGGACCTGGAAAGAGATTATTAGAGCTGATAGTTACTCTAGCCATTGGAGCCTCCTAGCATAGGGATGTTAAAAAACGACGAATCATTGTCCGCAGCTTGTGCAAACGAGATGTGGATGTGGTGACGATGGGCATTAATGCCTGTGTACTTAACCCATCGCCAAAAGGATTTGCGTGAGCAGATTTTGCCCATGTGGATAATGTAAGTAATTCGTCTATTGGATTTCGCATATTCTCGAATCTGATCTGCAAGATATACGGAAGTTCCCTTTGCCCTGTTGAGGTCAGCATCAATGTCGATGGCACGAACCCATCCTTGAGCATCTGGATTGTGATCAGACTTGCGCGCAGAGTGTTTGGTATCACCAATCCACCCATCGGAAGCTCGATCTCTATCTGGGAAACTGTCATCGATCTGCTCTCTTAATTGAACAGCAGACTTACTCAGGCGCGGCTTCATGTGGGAAGAAGTCCCCTCCATCAATGCCGTTGGAATAATCCCATCCATCTGTGTAATCAATGTACTTGCTTGGATTCTTCTTCATATCCTTAGCATCTACATCTACAACAATGTTAATTACTTTGTTATCTTCAATGATTGCGTATGGCATTAGTAACTCCAGTATTCGATCTCGATCTTGCCTGCGCCACCTGCGCCACCGCTAAGGGTTGATGAGCCTCCACCTGTACCACCATTGTTAGCGGACATGCCAACAGGACCAGCGTTTCCAGTTGCGTTGCCAGGATTGCCGGCATTGCCTCCAGTTGCACTTGTCGCACCTGTAAATGATGTAGTGCCACCTGTTGCGCCTGCAGTTCCGCCTGCACCGATTGCATAAACGATAGATGCTCCAGGAGTTGTGGCTAAACTTGTTGAGATTACTTGTCCGCCTTGACCCTTGTTACCAGTAATTGGAATTGAGCTAACAGTGACTCCAATACCGCCTCCACCGCCTCCACCAAACAAGGTAGCAACGATGTTTGTCACACCTGCTGGGACTGTGTAAGAAGTGCCAGAGGTAAGAGTGACGACAGTTCGTTTAGCAAGAGCAACAGGATATGCAGTGATAGCCATTACGCGATCTCCATCCCTGAAATGTGGAAGTTCACAGCAGTGTTAGATGCTCCACCCTTGATTGTCTTTGTCGTTGCTAAAGTCTGCTTCAGATCAATATAAACAGTTGTATTGCCAGGAATGTTAGTTGCTGTATGAATAGCAATATCATCTAGAGCCATTGTGAATGTGTAAGCAGTAGCAGAAGTGTTAGTCACTGCAATGTTAGTGATTATTGCTGTGGTGCTTGCTGGCACTGTGTAAAGCACTGTAGTAGTCGTTGTAGTAGCTGCTCCACGAAAGAGTGCTTTTGCTGTATTTGCCATTTAGTAGGCTCCCATCAATGCGGCGATGACTTGGTCTTGAACGGTTGAGTCAGCAGATGAACCAAGAGTACGGATCGCCGATGCTCCGTTCTTGACCAATGCTGTGTCATCTGGAGTGCTCCAGAGGAAGTTAGTTGTCTGTGCCATTCATTGCTCCTAGTCGTATGTAGCCCATTGTACCGTAGCCCCCACTGCATTCCACGCAAGCGCAGCATCTACATCCTGCCAGCGTGCAGGCTGGATTGAGTATGAGGATTCGCTGGTAGTCAGGGAGATAGCGGCTTGATTGCGTGTAACTTGTAAAATGTAACCTTCGACGAAACCATAGTAATTGTTAGGAATCAAAGGCACTGGTAATCCTTCGATCTCGATTGCCTTGCCCATGCCTATCTGCAACAGCTCATCTAAGTCAGCCGATGAGACATTAGGCGAGTCTAACTGGATCGTAAATGCGGACATGTTAAGTCTAGGCACACGTCGCAAAGCAACGTACTTGTCAGCCAATTCCTGTGCCTCGGATGTGTGTTCGAGTTCTGTGCTGATAGTAGCACCCAATGGACCATACAAGCCCTCTGAGGTTGCATCTGTCGAGGTAACTACTGCATTGGCTTTGTATGAAAGAGTTATAGAATTGAGGATGTCTCCGAGGCTTTTGCCACTTGAGACTGATCTCCACAGGATGTAATTCTCAGGAATAGTCATGTAGCCATTGGCAGTCACATCAACAGATCTGCGCGACTCGTTAGCAAAGCCGACTTCTCCCTGTGGTGTTTCGTAGATGTAGCCGTTAGCCATCCCAGCATATTTAGCAGCTGTAGAATAAGCATCTGCCGAGAAGTCTGCAATTACGGTGAATTCGTAAATGCCTGGACTATCTACTACATCAACAGTAACTCCAGCATCGGTAAAGATATTAGTCATACGAACAGAATCAAGCTCTTTACCGTAGCCGCCTGATCCGATAATCTTTCGAGACATTGCAGCGAACGGTCCGACTGCTGTGAGTGTGATGACCGCCACTTCTTCGACTGATCCGACAGCGACCATGCGTGAGGCTATATTTGTGACCTTGCCTGTAAAGACTGTACGAGCAACAGCAGAAGCATTATCAACTGTGACCACGACTGCATCGTTAATCTCAAATGCATAATCTGTGTCATCCCAATTTACAATATCTACTGTGGCATAACCTGTGCGAGCCTGCTCCCAATAGGATGTGCGCCCATAGGTAATAGTTACGGTATCGATTGCCTTAGAGCTAAAATCAACCCCATCGACAGTAACAGTGCAATTAGGATTCCAAGTCATTATGCGAAGGTGCTCAATCCAAGAGTATTGAATGATCCGCTTGTGCTTGCTTCTGTCTTGAGAAGTCCTGCGATCTGACGAGCAGTACCAGCAGGATCAATGGCACCATTGATAGTGATATTGACTGCACCTGCTCTTGCTGCATCAGCACTTTTGCTAGTAGACGTTGATGTTTTTTGTGATCCACCGATAGTAGGCAAATCAGGAAGGAAAGGAATCTTATTGTAGGCTTCAATGACTTTGTTAATGGCAGAAATTGCAGCATTGACTGCTTTAGTAATAGCCGAAATGACACCGCCAATAATGTCGATGATTCCACCTGCGATCTTGCCAACTGCCTTGAGTGCTCCGCCTAATGTGACCACTAGAACTGGGACTACATAATCAACCAAGAATCTGCCAAAGTCTTGGAATGTCTCTTTATTGCGAGTAATCGCATCTGTGATTGGCTTAAACAATTCTGCGAACTTGCCTAAGTTAGGGACAACCTTATTTACAACAATATCTACTAAGTCCTCAATGATTGGCAGAAGCCTTGCTCCGATGCCTTCTTTGGCTTCATCAAATGCAACACGTAACCGAGCGATGCGACCTTCATAAGTCTCAGCGTTAGCTGCTGCTGCTCCACCGAATAGATCAGTTAGCTTGCCCTGCACATCTTGGAATGACATGGTCTTTAGTTCTGCTGAGGATAAGCCAATGCCTAACTTGCCTAAAGCGGCTGTGTTGCCCTCGTATGCCTTGCCAAGTGCATTAGATACAGTCTCCAGTGGCTTTCCTGTTTGTGCTGCAATATCTAAAGCAATGCTGAGTAAATCCTGTGCCTTATTGACATCGCCTGTTGCTACCGCTAGACGGCTTAACGCTGGACGAAGGTTATCGTCTGCCACGCCTGTCGCTAAAGATAGTTTGAGGATCTGATCTTCTGTGGCTTTGATCTGTGCTTGTGTAGCACCTGTGGCACGTTCTAACGCGCCTGCCAGTTTGACCTGTGCTGCTTCATCTTCAATAGCAGCCTTGACTCCATCAATGGCTAATTTGCCAGCATAGGCAGCAGCAGCGGCTCCAGCAGCTAAGAATGCTGCTCCCGCTATCTTGCCAAACTTGCCTAACTTGTCACCAAACGTTTGAACTTCATTTGCACCTGTTTTGAGATCTTTTTTGAGACCATCAATATCTGCAAGGATAGATAACTTTAGCGTTCTACTTCCTGCCATTATTTATCCCATTCCTTGTATATCTTTGAAAACGCTTCTTCCCATTCAGTAATAATCTTAGGCTGGATTGCTCTGAGAGTATTCCAAATGAAATAGCCTTTACTTCCTCTAAGACCAAACTTTGGCGTTCTGGATTGAAACTGCGGAATGTTGTTAGAACCGAACTCCACTCCAGCCAAAATGCCAGGACCACTACCTCTAGATTCGTTAAGTTGAGTCGTGGCTCCACCTGAAAACTTTTGGGCAGCAAATCCTAAGCCAAACTCACCAATCTTAGAAGACTTAGAAATACGAACGCCCGAAGCAATACGTGTTGCCTGCTTTGGGTTTGGATGTCCTGCTGCGGCGTTCTGGATTTCCTTGACAGCGTACTCAACCAATTCACCTGTTTGTAGTTTGGCTTGTTGGCTTGCTTCTTCGCTCATGTTTTTCATTGCAAAGATAATTTTGCGCAACTCGCCTTTGTCGTATTGAAAGACGCGCTCTGCATTAAACTCACTTGCCATGTCGCTCCTCCAATACTTCAATCGCTGTCAGAATATCGCTGGCATCTTTCCATTCGCTCATCGGTATTCCTGTGGCTATTGCTAGTTCTACTAAGAGGCGGCTTACGCTTCCTCTGCTATGGCTTTTGGGCTATCAGCTACTCGGTCGAAATCGATAACTGATTCCATCCAAATCTCAAGAGGCTTGGTTGGCTTACCTGCTGCATCTCTCTTATACGCGCTGTGGGCTACGAATAACAGATCCCAGATTCCCTCAAATTGGGCGATTGATTTTGATGTCGCTCTTTCCCATTTTGCAAAGTCTGGTGGATAGGCAGTCAATGTCTGCTCATCGCCTGTGCTGTATTTAATTATGTATGTCTGTTGCATCTTTGCTCCCGTTAGTTAGATGTTAGCTGAAGTTCTCTGTTGGGACACCCACGACTGTGAATGACCAAGATTGAGTCTGTGCGCCTGGTGCTTCTCCACCGACTGATGGGAATACTGGCAACACATTACAGGTAAATACTGCACCTGTAGCTGCTGTCAATGATACTGCTAATGTTGTGTTTGGTGCTGTCTCACATGCTGTCCACATTGCTTCGCATAGTGATGATGCAACGCCCCAGTCAGATAGCAACGCGACATCTAGTGTCCATTGATCATCTGTGTGCTTGTAAGCCTTGCCATCGAGTGTCTGATAGACATCGATAGTTGCTTCGTTTGTTAGTGTAACGCTAGTGGTCTGAGCATCGTAATTTACTGTAGCGATGGTCAGGATCAGGTCGCGCCCTGTGATTACTGTTGTTGGCACTTGTTCTCCTTAGGCTGTCTGCGTGTACCATGTGGCCACGCGAATGTCTGCGACCAGTAAGTTACTAGCACCCACTGTTGTCACTGTTGGTCGATCTACTGCTGAAACCTCATACCCTGCTGGGATGACGGCTACAACACTTGTGATAAGTTGCTCGATGTTATCGAGGCTGGCTGGATTGCTGTTGTAAGCAACACAGCATGTGATTGTCATATTGACTTTGCATCTGAAAGATGATTTACCGATTGTGTCGAATTCTAGGTATGGTGAATCTGGCACAACTACAACAGCAGGAGCAGGAATCTGCTCTGGCACGTATGAGAACACATTAGCGGCAACGCCTGATAGAGCTGTGGCTAATGGTGTGCGAACTGCTGAGAGTATCGTTGATGGCATTATTGAGCAATGCTTCCGACATCAACGATTGACCCAAGCAAGCCCGATACGCGATTGTAAAGTGAACGACCCATCCGAAATGGTGTCGGAGCAAAGTCCACGCCTTCGATCTGTCCACCTGGAGCAGTACGAGATTGGAATACTTCTACTGATACCACTGTGACCGCTGTCTCTACTGCTGCATTACCAACGTATGTGGCTGCGCCTGAAAGAGTAGCAAGTCCAGAAGGGATTACATTCTTTGAGATGATGTCTGCGTTAGTAATAGCAACTGAGAACGCATCATCATTTAATAATGAAGTTGTGACTGTGTGTGTGCCATTGAAAGGAGAACCGCAGCCTGTGATGACTACAGATTGACCTTCTCCAAATGGGTTGAGATTTACTGTCGCAAAATACGCAACATTGTCTGTCAAAGATACTGCATCGATTGCCACAGAATAAGAATTTAGAAGTGGCAGAATAACTGCTTCTGCTGTATCGATAATGTCGTTTAGGACTGTATCAGAATATAAAGAGACCGAAACACCAAGCACCGTACGTAGCTCGGAAGCTGTGATAATAGTTGGCATTTCGATCCTCTCTATACTGCTGGCGGGGAGATCGGGAGCAACCCCCCCGCCATGATTAGTTAGTTATTATGTAAGGTTAAAGCGACGAACACCGCCACCAAAGATTGGTGCGATTGCGTAGTAACCGTACATAGCAACCTGTAGTTGTCCGTTGGCTAGTGCCTGAACCTGCAGAGTTGTTGTTGGTGATTCGTAGTAACGGAATGAATCTGGAGCAACGATGAACGCTGACTCGTCGATCAATGTTGTTACTGACATGTGTGGATCAACAGCAAGGTTAAGTCCTAGAACCTGACCTGTGATTGATTGTCCTGTTACTGCACCTGGAGCGTTTGATGGCTGCGCTGCTGTAAATAGTGGACGGTTTGTTGTGTCATCTGCACCAAGGATTGTCTCCCACCATGCTGTGTTAGCAACAAGGTTTGTAGCGAACTTGCCTGAAGCTGCGTACGCTGCTGGAACTTCCTTAGCGATGTATGCCTTGAGTCCTGCGATTGTTGCAGCTTGTGTTGATGCTGCTGTACCTGAAGCTGTAAATGCTGCGACCATTGCTGTGTCTGTGTACTTTGAATAAGCATCTGCCAATTCACGCATCAACTGATCGTAGAATACTGGTGATGAACGATCTAGAAGTTCCCATGAAATTGTTTGGATTCCTGCTGCCTTCTTGACATCAACTGTGATGTATGTTGAAGCCATTTCAGTACCACCAAGAGCACCGTTTTCTGCTTCGATGGTGATTGATGGAGCAGTTGAAATCTTTGGAAGCGTAAAGGACATTCCAGAACTTGGAAGGACCCCACGGCTTACTGCATCTACTGCAGGGCGGCCAGAGATTGTATTTGTTGCGAACTCGTTTAGATGTGGTGCAAGAGTTAGACCAGTGTTTGTGCTGGTGTCATCTGCTGCCTTTACATACTGGCGTGAATCTTCATCGCCTAGTGATGCCTTGATTGTGTGCTCGAGGTATGAACCTGCTGAGACGATTGGTGAACGTGGTGATGTGTAGAAGGCTGGGCGTGGAGCCGCTGCTTCTACCTTGTGAGCTTCTACCGCTTCAGTTACGGCAGGAGTCTCTGGAACGGTAGTGTCTGACACTTGTTCTCCTTCTGGTTGAACTTCTGAAACGGTTGTCTCAGAAACTTGTGGTGCTTCTTCTTCAGAAGCTGCAACTTCCGCAACTCGAGCTGAGTCGATTGCTGGATCTGTTACGAGTGATGTCTCCATGATGCGAGAAGCTGAGATGACCATTACGCCATCCTTGTTATCCCAAGCATCTACCTTTACACCGACTGAGAAGCCATCTCGCAAGCCATCTGCTGCTTCTACCAGGCTATCTTCGCCTGCCATTGTGTTAGCGATCTTGAATACTGCATCGATGCCTGAATCGGTAATTTCGTATGACAGCAATTTACCAATCGGACGAGTGCGATCGTGCTCTAATAACAGCTTTACATTTTTGTTAAACTTGATTGAGTCAGCCGCAAATACTGTTGGTCCAGCAGATGTATTGCCCTGCTCTCCCCAGGTAACGATGCGACCAGAGATTGTGCGAGCATTTGAGTCTGCTGCTGTTAGTGTAATTGGGACTTCGATCTTCATCGGATTAAGTCCTCCTCCTCTTGGATCTGTTCTATTGACATTGCGCCAATAGTGTTGAGAATCTGATAAACCTGTGCACGCTCTAATGCGTTACCGCGTAGGAAGTCATCTAAGTCAAAGCGAATCTCTGTTGTACTTGGTGAGATGTCTGGAAGTGATAAGCGTTCTTCGATTGCCGAAAGAATCGGACGAAGTGAGAAGTCCACGAGTGATCGACGTTCTGAAGTGGCGTTGGAGTATGTCATCGAGGTTGTTTCCGCGGAAAGGAAGTACGCTGGAATGCCTGCTGCGCGAGCAATTTCCAACGCCACATATTGACGAGCTTCTACCAACTGCAAAGCCTTTGGATCGAATCCAACTGATTGCATTTCGACATCTGCATTTAGGAATGCTGTTGAACGAGTAGCACGAGCACCGCGCCATGCTTCAAGCAGCTTTGCGATGCGCTCTGAAGTTAGGTTAGTTCCGTTTGACTTTAATACCATTGATGGGACTGGCTCTTTTGCGTAGTTGAGTGCAGCCTTCTCGAGTTCGACTGCTGCTGCAACTGTGCGACCTGATCGGGTTAGGAAACCCTCATCGTACCCATCAAACCTAATGATGCTTCCAATGCCTGCGATTGGAGCCATAACACCATCGACTAAGTAACCATCGATTGCTGTCATATTGTTATTAAACTTTTGTGTGACACGCTTTGGATCAATGCGAGTCCATGCGCGAACGCGACCATCTTCAGCATAAGCATCTAGGACTAAACCAAAGCCGACACCGTAAAGCCAGATGTCCTCAGCAAGCCAGTTATAAACTACGAAGCCTGAAACTCGTGGATCTGGTTGATTGATAACTCTTAGTGGCTCGACATGTTGTCCAGTAATTTTGTTGTATTGCTCAAGAGGTAATGAACCGATTGTGCCGCATATAATGTTGCGAGCTCTTGATACTGCTGGTACTGACATCGCTGTTGCACGATCGATTGCAGTGGGTGCGTTTAATGCACCATAAAGAGAAGATGAAAGATTGAAAGGAGTAAGTGAAGCCTCGACATCTACAGTCTTTTCAACTGGAGCCGATTTCGCGAATAAATCGAAGAATCCCATTGGTACCAATTGTACCATATGTCCGAATTATCCGATTACAATATCATCCTCTGATTCAGGGCGTGTCGCGAAGTGGGAAACCATAGCCATTCCAACGGCAGCGCAGATTGTGGAGTTTGAGACCTTGCGACCTAAGTACCAACCGCCATCCTTAAAAGGTAATTT